GAAGTGACGGACATCCAAGCGGATAAAGATGTGCTGAAAGTGTGGGTTAAAAATTCACACTTGGACATGTAAACATTTTCGCGGGATCACGAAAATGATCCGCGAAAGGACACGAAAGGTGAGTAAGTATGGCGATTTTTGAAAGAAACGAGAAAGGCAAGCTGCGCTTCAATCGGCTTGACTTTGAAATTATGATCGGTGATGAAATCGAAGCGATTCAGCCGAAAACTATGGACGATTTACAATGGATTGTTTCTCGCATGATCGACAGCATCCAGCTTTGTGCGTATGAATACGTGGAGGATTGCGATGCGATTGAGGAAGAGTGGGAAGATGTCTACATGCCTTGTTAAGTAGCTAAAGGACAAGAGTGCGAATGAGTGGTCTGCGCCCAAATTGTGGGCGAAACCAAAGGAGAGAAAAAAATGGATCTGAATATTTTACGCGACGCGGTGTATAAAGACGCCGTTGAGCATGGTCTGTGGGAAGACACGGAGAAGTTCTGCAGAGAGCTTGCGGATGAGAGCGGACCGGCGAAGCGTGAGGACGACGAGCGGTATTATCGCCGGGTTGAGGCGGCGAAGCACGTTTTCTTTGAGGCGGACGAGCTGCTGAGTGCTGCCGAGGAAGATCATTGGGACGACGTGCAGGAAGAGCTTGCGGATGTGATCATCATGGCGCTTTCGACTGCCGGATTCCTTGGCATCGACGTTGACGAGGCCGTGAAAGCGAAGATGGAGCGCAACAAGACGCGCCCGTGGAAGCACGAGGGGGAAAAGCATGAGGATTGAGTTGATTCGCAGGCCGACGGATGAAGACTGGCTGCTGGTGAAGAAATGCACGCTCGTTACGGTTGGAAAGGACAGCAATGCCCTTCCAACGGACGAGTGGAGGCGAGGCATCCTGCGCGCGCGGCACAGCCCGATCCGAGAGCTGAAATTTGTGTTCCGCATCGAGGGCTTGCCAAGCTGGGTTGCGACGCATCTCGCGCGCCATCATGTGGGCTGTCAGCCCTATATCAAGAGCCAGCGCAACGACCGGCAGGACGAATACGACCGCAACGCTGCGCGGCAGGACGCGCCCGTCAACATGATCTGGTCTTTGAACGCAGAAGCGCTGATGACGGTCGCAAACAAGCGCCTGTGCGGCACTGCAAGCCCGGAGACGCGTGTTGTGGTGCAGAAGATGTGCGACATAGCAGAGCGCGCAGAACCGGCGCTCAAGGGGCTGCTGGTGCCGAATTGCGTCAGGCAGGGCGGCGTGTGCCATGAGATGCACACGTGCAGGAGGAGAAAGCATGAGAACGATTGAACAGCGGCGCGCGCTGCCGAAAAAGCACGCAAACAGGAAAGAGATTGACACGTTTTATCTGCTGGCGGCGGCGCTTTCCGCGCTGCTGTCCGCAGAGGAAGACCTGAAGAAGCGGGCGGAGCTGATCCCGGGCGGATGGCGTGACCTGCGCATGATCAGGACGCGAGCGGAATACCTGCTGTGCGACATCCTGCATACGTTTGAGCCGGACAAGCAGCGGAGCATTGACAAGCAGATGAAGCACCTGCGCCTCAAGACCGTCTTCGGCCCGGAAGCGCACAAAGACCCGGAGATGTTCATGCTGCCGATCAATGACCTTGCGCTGCTGATCCACGCGGCGACGCAGGAATGCAAGTTGCTGATGTGCCCGTCCGGCGACTGCGCGCGGTGCAGGCTGGGCAAGGCGCTGGACAGCGCATCGTTTGTCACACGAGGCGACCGTGCATGGTGGGAAGTCTTTGAGCAGGCGAAGACCAAGGACGTCGGCATGGAGGGTTAATGAGGTTACTTGCGATTGATCCGGGCAATACATTCAGCGCGTATTGCCTGATGGACGAAAATTACAGGCCGATTGACAAGGGCAAGGTGGAAAACGAGGACTTGCTTGGCTACATCCGGCAAAGCTGGGACATGATTGACCACATCGCGGTGGAAATGATTGCCAGCTACGGCATGCCGGTGGGCGCAGAAGTGTTTGAAACCTGCGTGATGATCGGGCGCATTGAGCACCTTGCCGACACGCTTGGCATTGCGCACAGCCGCATCTTCCGCAAAGAGGAAAAGCTGATGCTCTGCTTTGACAGCCGGGCAAAGGACGCGAACATCCAGCGCGCGCTGATCGAGCGATTTGCACAGCATGACCTGAAGCACGGAAAGGGCACGAAGAAGCGCCCGGACTGGTTCTACGGGTTCAAGGCTGACATTTGGGCGGCGTTCGCGGTCGGCACGGTGTATCTGGACAAGCTGCGCGGGGTGAAGTGATGGGCACAGTGGGCAAATACATGCTGACAGACGCAGACCGCACAAGGCTGCTGCGCGCCAGAGAATTACACGAAGAGCTGGAAAAAATGGAAGAGGGGCTGCGAGAGCTGAGGCTGCTGTCGGTCAGCCTCAAAAGCCCGAAGATGGACGACATGCCCAAAGCGCCCGGAAGCGGAGACACGATGACGGCGACGCTTGCGCGGATTGAGCGTCAGGAGGGCAAGATCGCCCGTGTGCGCGCGAAGCTGCGCGGCGAGGTACGTTCTGCTGCGCGCGTTGTAAAGCGGCTCACAGGGCCGTTTAAGGCGTTCTGCGAGGCGTACTATGTGGACGGTGATCCGTTCGCGGTGGCGCAGGCGACAAGCGGCGTGAAGGAGCGGCAATGCAAGCGATATATGGCGATTGTCGCCTGCGAGGAGACACAGAGAGAGGATGACTGACATGACGAGATGCGAACTTGTATTGGGGCTGCGCGAATGCGCGGACTGGGCAGAGGCGAACGAATACGAAACGCCGATCATGCTGTCGGACTACCTGAAGGCTGCGGCGGACGAGATTGCCGGTTTTCCCAAGAACTACTCCACAGAGGGCAGGCTGTACGGCGGCTATCTGCGCGTCGGCGAGGGCTGCGACGTGAATGCCTGTTTGGAAGAGCTGCTTAAACAGGTGAAGAGCGCAGCGGAGGCTGGAAACTGGGACATGGAGAAGGCGAAAGAGGAAATCCAGATCAGCATTATCGGCGCGCCGCCGAAGGTGATGATGTGGAAGCTGAGAATCTGACAGACAAAAAAAGAGGACGGGCAGGCATGACGCTTGCTCGTCCTCTTTTTTTACAGCCGGTTATGGAATTAAATCGTCGAGCGTGAGGTTCAGCGCGGCAGCTAGAGGGCGGATTTTGTCGAGCGGGACAGGGCGCGATCCGCTTTCCCAAGTGCGGACGATCCTGCCGACATCGCTTTCTTCGCTGTATCCGCATTTAATGCCCAGTTCTTGCTGCGTGTAGCCGCATCGTATACGCGCAGCCTTGATGATCGCCGGAATGTCTTTCATATCGTGTGCCTCCGTGGATTGCTGTTTTTTCCATTTTACCATGTAAGTCAAGCCAAAAGGGAGCGAATGAAGAACAAAACGAAGAGAAAAGCAATGGTTTTCTGCATTTTTATTTACATCCTTTCGTGTAGAAAACAAGGGGAAAGGCTCTGCAAATTTACAGAGCCATGTGGAATTGTTTGGCGGTCGGCTTGCGGTACACGCGCGGCGGAGCAGGCCGGTATGTGGCGTTGGAATAGAGCAGGCCGTCGTCCTCTTCGATGAAGTAGCCGACGGTGGCGACGCGGCCTGAGCCGTCGAGAATCGCCAGCCGGGACGAGCCGACAAGCTCCTGCAGGATGCGCAGGATACAGGGGTTTTCGAGGTCTTCCGGCGCGCGCAGGACGAGCGGGATATACTTCTTGATGAACAACGCCGTGTCGCTCATATCGGTCTTTCCGGGCGTTGTGGTCATGGGAATGATGCCGTTGTGCGCGATGCCGCAGGCGCATTCCACATCCAGCGCCTTGAGGTGATCGGTTTCCGAGGAGAGTGGGAACGGATGCGTCATCTCAGGATTTACACCGGCCTGTGTAGAAATGCGGAAATGGTAGATTACTACATCGTCCGCTGTAAATTTCTCGCGGGCGATCTGCGTGATGAACTCGTCGCAGTCCATGAATCCCTTATGGATCGTGACGCGCCCGTTGCGCGAATACATGTAGCCTGCGCCGTGCGGATTGCGGTCAAACATGGTGCGGATGGTGGCTTGCGTGGGCTGTGCGATGCCAGCGCCGGAAATACAGATGATGCACATGGTCATACTCCTTTACATGGTCGTATGGAAAAATGGGAAGAGGGAGCGCCGGTTGACGCTCCCGGGTTGCTGTTGTCAGGGATTCACAAACGGCTTAAAGTAATCGGGGGTCAGAACGACGGCGGCGTGGAAATCGTTCGCATTCAGGCCGTAGCAGATATCTTTTGCGGCTGCGAGGGAAAACGCTTTCGCAGGCTTACCTGATTCCCACTTGGCACGATGCCCGTTGACTTCGGTGACAAACTTCATGTTGTTGATTTCCATGCCCTGATGAATGATGAGGCCGACATACGCTTTGCACTTCATGATGATCTTCCTTTCTGTGGTCGCTTAGTAATCGAGGCGGCAGATGGCCTGCCAGCTATGCTTGCCGGGGTTTTCGGCGGAGCGGACGCGGATGCACCGGCTGAGGATCAGCTCACATTCGCGGTCGTTCAGGCTGATTTCGTTGCCTTCGCCGTCGTGCTTGCAGAAGAAGAGGTTGCCGAAGAGCATCGGCTGATCTTCGATGCCGAATGCGCTGGGGATCGGATCGTCCTTGAGAAGCGCCTCGTCGTCGCAAATGATGTCGAAGCGGTAACCGCCGAGACGGCGGTTCACGATGTCGATGCACTCACAGCCGAGCGTCTTGTAGTAGCTGTTGAGACTTCTTTCGATGGTCGCTTTGCGGGCGACGCCTTCCGTGACATTTACGAGGATGCCTGTAATTTTCTCAGTGTTCTTCATGGTGTTTTGCTCCTTTTTTACATGGTCGAGTGTAATTTCTGAAGGGAAGGGAGAGCTCACAGGAGCTCTTCCCTCTTCACGGTTTCCTTGATCGTCATGAGCTGTGCCGTCGTGATCGCTCCGGCCTCAAAGCACTTAGTCTTGAGGCGGTCGTACACGTACTGATTGCAACCGGCGAACAGCTTGGTCACATCGTCCACATCGTCCCAGTTGAGGCGCTTGACAGCGTCCACCACATGAAAGATGCTTTCCATCGTATTCCTGAAGCAGCCGAAGTCCTTCTGTCCGCCGACGATCCGCAGCTCAATGCGGCCTTCGCGGTAGTGTCCGCCGTTGAAGCAGATGCCGTGGTCGCTGTGCATGTTGTTCAGATCGGCATTCTTGACGTTATCCTTGTTCGCGTAATGCGGCATGCGGGCACAGTAGCCGGTGCGGTTCTCGTTGCGGTTGGTCAGCGCGCAGAAGAGCTTGAAGTGCTTGTTGACGATGTAGAGCAGCTTCTTGATCGCCGTTTCCTGCGCCGCTTGAGAGCGCCCAAACATCGCATTGCTCAGGTTCACGTGCATTCCGCATGCGCCGGTCTTGGAGCAGGAAATCTTGAACGCCGGGAAGTAGGTGTTGTACATGGCCTTGAAGGCCGCGTAGTGATTGCGGATAAACTCCTTCGTCATCACCTGCGTGATGATCTCCGCGCTGGTGTCGCATCCGTTGCGCAGGGAGCAGTCGTTCTGCAGCTTGAACAGATCAGCCGGGAAGAGGTCGAAGATGATCTTGTTGAGCACTTCCGCGTACATGTCCTGATTGGTCAGTCCCCAGCACTGCGTCTCAATCTCAAGGCCGCAGCCCTTGAGCGGCTTGCCGTCGGCGCGGTTGAAGTTCGCGTCAAGCGGCATGAAGCGGTCAGAAGTGAAGTACTTATTGGACTTGAAGCCCTGATAAGCGTAGTTGCCGTGCCAGCTTCCGGCATGATAGCCGTCAACATGGGAGATCGTGATCTGCTTGGCCTGCTTGCTGTCTTTCCTCATTGTGTGTGCCACCTTTCATTTGTTCAACAGGAGCGATTGTTCCTGTTTGGGAGAGAAGAGTTGACAGGAGCGATTGTTCCTGTCGTCAAGGATAGTATAGCAGGAGCATTTGTTCCTGTCAACAGGTTTTTGCAAAAAAATTTTTACAGCCTTCGATGTAACCGCCGGGAAGCCTTCCGCCTGGTCTTTACATGGCGCGATGTAAATTCCCGGCAGACGTTCCACAAACATCTACATGATTCGCTGTAAATATCCGGATGACACCCAATGACACCGGATGACACTTGATGACATGAGCAAAGGCATGATATAGTATAATCGCGCAGGCCGCGCGGAGAGGCCGCAGCTTCTCCGGCGCGCGCCTCAACGCGATTATACGCATATACGACAAGAGACCATCCCGGCAGCGGGACGGCCTCTTTTTTCATACTCAAGGGATCAGATTCTCAACCGGTACGCGCAGCGCTTTTGCCAGCAGCCGAACGCGCTTGATTGGTACGTCTTGCCGGTCGTGCTCCCAGCTCTGTATAGTCTTCAGCGCTGTTTCCGGCGTGTATCCGCAGGCGATGCCTAGTTCCTTCTGCGTTATTCCGCGGGCAATTCTACATGTTCTGATGTAGTTTCCTATGCTTTCCATGCTTCGCATCACTCCTTTTCTACATTGTACGCTGTAAATCGTTCCGGCGACAAGAGCGGAAAACGGAGACGCTGCGGGAATTTCTACATTAGACGCTGGAAGAATCGGTTGATCCGGCTTTTTCCACAGGGAGACGGCGTGCTGCTGCTTGGGTGCAGTGCTGAGCGCGCTCGTGCGTGCTGCCCTGCCCGGGGTGCGCGTATTTACATGAGGCGATGTAGATTCCTGATCCGGCAGCACAATGCAACACAAACGCAACAGCAGCCGGGAAAAATCTAGCTATTGTTAGGATTTGTATGGGGACAACACCCATCACGCGGAGCCCGGCAGCGCACATATTGATCGGAGGCCAGCCGGAACCCACCCGGAGGGGTACCCGGTAGGGGGGCCTGAGCGGACCCGGGGGTGCGATTCGTGTGCGGGACTCCCGGCGCGCGGCGGCAGCGTAGAATAAAGGTACGCGCACCGGTATTCCACAACCCGGGGAGTAAATTTTAAAAAGAAGGAGGGAGCAAAATGGAGCAGAACGAGCAGAGCACAGAAAAGGTATTTAAGATGAAGAAAAAGCACATGATGGCTGCGCGGATGCTGGCGGACGGCTATTCGCTTACAAAGATTGCCTCTGTGCTTTGGAACGTGACAAAGCCTGACGGCAACACGGACAAGGGCAAGCTGGACAGTGCGCTTGTGCAGCTCAGGAAGTGGCGAAGGATGCCGGAGTTTACAGAGCTGTACAGGGAGACGCTCAGGGAGATGACCGAACCGGCCTGCGGCAAGGCGATGAAGCGGATTACGGAGCAGGTTGACGACGAGAATCCGTGGATCGCTCAGAATGCCGCCAGAGAGGTTCTGACCCGCTTCCTGCCGATCGTAATGGGCGAGGACGACAAGACGATTACGATCAAGGTTGAGGGCATGCCTGAGCTAGGCACGCCGGAGGAATAAGAGGGGAGGATAGTCTGTTGTGGGCATGATATCCATTCCGTATCAGCCTACGAAGAAGCAGGCGATCTTCCATGCGACGAACGCGAACGAGGTTGTATACGGCGGAGCTGCCGGAGGAGGCAAGACAAAAGCGCTCATCATGGACGCTTTTTTTCGTTGTCTGAAATACCCGGGTACAACGGCAGCGATCTTCCGAAGGACGTATCAGGAATTGGAAGATACGGACATCAAAGAAGCGACGGCGAGTTATCCGAAGGAGATCGCCAAGTACAACGCGGGCAGGCATGAATTTACGCTCAAGAACGGATCGAAGATTCTGTTCCGCCACTGCGAGAACGAAGCTGACCGTTTTAATTACAGCGGTATCGAGATTCAGTTCCTGTACTTCGACGAGCTGACGAGCTTCGAGCAGACGATCTACGATTTCCTCAAGACCCGTATGCGCGCGAAAAAGAGCTTGGGCGTTGTGCCGATTGTACGCAGCGCGACCAACCCGGGCAACATCGGGCACGGCTGGGTAAAGAAGATGTTCGTAGACGCAGGGCCATACATGTCGATTCAGACGCAGGAGATTTATTCCGAGGCGCTGCACAAGAGCAAGAAGATCAGAACGCAGTACATTCCGGCGCTTGCGATGGAGAATCCGTTCATTACGGAAGACTACATCTTCGAGTTGGAACAGAAGCCGGAGGCGCTGCGCAACGCGCTTCTTAACGGCGACTGGGATTCGTTTGAAGGACAGGTATTCACGGAGTTCGTCAACAAGCCGGATCACTATCAGGACAGGATCGGCACGCACGTCATAGAGCCGTTCGACATCCCGCTATGGTGGAAGCGATACGTCAGCTTCGACCACGGCTACTCGCGCCCGTTCTCTGTCGGCTTCTGGGCGATTGACGAAGCGGGACGCGCGTATAGGTACAAGGAATGGTACGGCTGTGTGCCGCGTCAGGCGAACGTGGGCGTCAAGATCACACCGCGAGAGATTGCGGAAGGGATTGTCGCGCGCGAACAGGAAGAGCGGGACAACAACCTGTATGTCGATCATATTGCAGACCCGGCGATCTTCGACAGGAGCAGAGGCGACAGCGTTGCCGACCAGATGCGACCTGAGAAGGGATTGCCCGGAGTCGTATTCAGGCCGGGCGACAACACGCGCCTTGCGGGCAAGATGCAACTCCACGAACGGCTGCGCTTCCGCGAGGACGGCAAGCCCATGCTATACGTCTTCACCAACTGCGTGGACTGGATACGCACAGTGCCCAACCTGCCGTATTCGCAGACGAAGCCGGAGGACGTGGACACGAACGCGGAAGACCATGCGTATGACGAGACGAAGTATTTCCTGATGGCGCATCCGCTTGCCGTCACGAAGAACAAAAAGCCGAAACCGAGGACATACGACCCATACAGGAGGGATGAGGATTGAGAATTGTAGGCGACCAGCCCCTCAAGGACAAGGAGAGGGAGCTGGTTAAACGGGTATATGCACACCTTGAGATTTTCGAGGAAGAGTGCAGGCCGTATCACGAGGAAGCGCGCGTTGTGCGCGAGATTTTGCGTCTCCGAGATCCACAGCAGGACGCGCCGGACGCAAAGGAAAAAACCCTCCAGCTCCACACGCTCAAGAGCACGTTCAACAACCATGTTGCCGATCAGATGGAGAACCTGCCAGAGCCGCGCATCATGCCGGAAACGCCGGAACTCTCTCAGCAGGCGATGGACTTGCAGGACGCGCTCAGGTACATCATCTACGACGTCAACAACTACACCGAGATTCACAGGCGGCGTGCCGAAGACCTTTACGGCCCGGGCACAGCGATCACGCAGGTGGTCTGGGACCCGGATATGGCCTACGGCAAAGGCGACGTAGCGCTTATCCGGTGGCCCATCGAAGCCTTCCTGTGGGATACCAAGGCGGAGAACATCCAAGACGCGCGCGCCATTATCAAGGCAAGCTGGCATCCTCTGAGCTGGTATGAAGCGCATTACCCGGACGCTGCGCCGTATGTGAACGCGGAAGACAACCAGCACAACGACGTGGGCAATCCTCAGAGCCAGAGGAACAGGCTGGGCAGCGACGAAGGACGTGCGATGCTGCTTGAATATTGGTATCGCACATACGACGCAAAGACGCGCCGGTATGCGATCAACGTCGCGTATTGCGCAGGCGGCGCATTGCTTGACGCGCAGGAGAACGTGTTCATGCACGGCATGTACCCGTTCGTGCTGGACGTTCACTCCACCATCGAGGGCCAGCCGGTTGGCGAGGGCCTTGTATCCGAGCTGGCAAGCATGATGCGCTACATCAACCGCTATGCGCGCTACATCGACACGAATCTGCGCATGTCCTCCAAGGCGCGCATGCTTGTGCGCGAGGGCAGCGGCATCGACAGGAACACGCTTGCCGATTGGAGTCAAGACCTGATCGAAGGCACGTCCGTAGAGAAGGGCCGAGATTGGGACTGGCTGCAGCATGCGCCATTCAACGGGCTTGCGCTCAATCAGATGGTGCAGATGCAGACCGATCTCAAGCAGGACAGCGGCATGAACTCGTTCGTTCGCGGCGAGACAACCGGCGGCATCGTATCCGGGCGCGGCATTGCGGCGCTTCAGGAATCGGGCAGCAAGATCGTGCGCCTGCGCACCGATACGCTCAACAACGGCTTCCGCGAGATCGTGCGCCAGATCATCTGGCTCATGTCCGAGTTCTACGACAAGGATCGTATGATCATGATCACCGGCAGGAACGGCGCGCAGCGAACCGTCACCATCAGCCCGGAGACGTTCTTCAAAAAGAAGGGCAAGGGCGCGGTGTCGCCGCCTCCGTACACGGTGCAGGTGGAGGTTCAGCGCCGCGATCCAGCGGTTGTCGCATCCTTCAACGAGATGTGCATGCAGGCGTACACGATGGCGGCGCAGGCACAGCAGTTCTTCCCGCTTTCTGCGCTGTTTGAGCTGCTGAACATCAACGAGAAGGACAGGCTGCTGCCGATCATTCGGGGCAACGAACAGTATCAGCAGCAGATGCAGCAGCTTCAGCAGCAGAACGCGCAGATGATGGAACAGCTTGCGGCGATGCAGAAGGAAAATGACAACCTGCGCGTGACGAGCATGCAGGCGACGAACGCGCTTGCCAACGTGGGCGCGACAACAGGCGGCGGTTACATGCCGCAGGCAACCAAGGTGGCGCAGGCCGGCGGCGGGCCCGATACGCAGGCAGCCGCGATCAACCGCGCCAGAGAACAGAACAGCAGATCAATCGCTAGGAGATAATCCCGGCGATTTTTCTAATTACGTCCGTTCCGCGTTTTCACGGACGGACGAGTAAAAAAGGAGAAAACCTTATGGAAAATACGGTCGATATGATGCAGCCCATGAACGTGCAGGACGACGCTGCACAGGTTCAGGGAGAAGCCCTTTCCACAATCATCGAGGAAACACAGGCTCAGGCGAATCCGGAAGCGCCTGAACAGCGCAAAGAGCCCGGCTATATCAAGCAGCGGGTGAATGCGGCAGTAACCAAGGCGGTTGCGGAAGCAGAGGCGCGTATTCGCGCCGAGTACGAAACCATGCTTGCCCCGATCCGCGAGAGCGTGCTTGAGCGGCAGGCAAACGACCTTGTTGCGCAGGGCGAGTTCAAGAGCCTTGAGCGCGCCAAGGAATATCTGCGACTGAAGGGCGGCATGCCCACAGAAGCCCCGGCACAGGAAAAGCCCGCGCAGCCGAACCGTGATGCGCAGGGCCGATTCGCGCCTGCCGCTGAAAACGGCGGCGAGGGCGATGCGGTTACGCGCGCACGCGCGGACTTGCTTGCCAAGCAGGCGCAGAAGATCAAAGGCACTCGCGGCGTAGACGTCATGCAGATGTTCAATGCCGACGATGCCGTCAAGCAGCGCGTATTGAGCGGCGAATGGGACTTTTACGACGTTGCCGAGCAGATGCAGGCAACGCGCAGCGTTCCCAGCCCAATGCGCACCCCGAACGGCAGCTCCGTTTCCGGCGTGTCCATTGCGAACATGACCGACGAGCAGTTTGAAAGACTGCAGGCGAATCTTGCCGCGGGGAGGACATACGACATGAGAAAATAAGGAGGCAACATCATGCCCGTTTTTGACCATCTGAACTATACCTATTCCCAGGGCGTATCGCCCAGCGTTGTCCAGTACTACGAGCGAACCCTGCTTCAGAATATGCAGGCCGAGCTTGTTCATTATCGCGATGCCCAGAAGCGCACCCTGCCGCTGAACAACGGCAAGACGGTCAACTTCCGTCGCTTCACTCCGTTCCCGGCCATCACTACCCCGCTCGCCGAGGGTGTCACGCCGGCCGGTCAGACTCTCGGAATGACTGCGTTCACCGCTATGGTGAAGCCGTACGGCGGCCACGTCGAGATCACCGACGAGCTGAACCTGTACATGCTCGACAACATGCACGCCGAGACCGCGCGCCTGCTGTCCGATCAGGCCGCCCTGTCCATTGACACCCTGACCCGTAACCCGCTCAACTCCGGCCTGAACGTGCAGTATGCCAACGCCAAGACCAGCCGTGCCGCGCTTTCCGCTGCCGACAAGCTGACCTACGGCGAAATCAAGCTTGCCGTTCGCACCCTGAAGCGTCGCAACGTCAAGCCGTTCTCCGACGGCTTCTATCACGCCATCGTCCACCCGGACGTTGTCCACGATCTGACCTCCGATACGATGTGGGTGGACGTTGCCAAGTATCAGGACAAGCAGAAGGTTGAGCGCTACGAGCTTGGCTGCATCAACAAGGTCAAGTTCTTCGAGTCCACCAACGCTATGGTGTTCGAGGCTCAGGCCGCAATCATTCCGGGCGTTACGAGCATTGTCGCCTCTGCGAACTTCGACGCGACCAATCGCTGCCTGACCACTGCCGCGACCATCACTGCCGATCAGGCTCGCGCCATGACTGGCCTGATGGTCAACGTGCAGTACACCCTCAGCTCCACCAACTACGCTACGCCGATGTGCATCGAGCGCGTGGACTACGCTGCGGGCAAGATTTACTTCCGCTGGGTTCCGGCGAGCACGACCAACTGGACGACCACCAACACCCTGACCATCGTGCCTTACGGCGGCGGAGCTTCTGGCGCGCCGGTCTACTCCACCCTGATTTATGGCGCTGACGCGTTCGGCACCATCGAACTGGGCGGCAACGGCAAGAATGTCGAAATCATCATCAACGAGCCGGGCAGCTCTGGTGCGCTCGACCCGTATGCACAGCGCGGCACCATCGCTTGGAAGGTCAAGGGCTTCTGCTCTGTGATCCTTCAGGACGACTTCATCGTTCGTATCGAGTCCGGCGCTACCGCCTAAGCTTTACGGGCCAATCTGTAATAAGCAATAAGTAACAAACAATGAACTTGAGGGCTGCTACATCGCGCGGCAGCCCTCTTTTTTGAAAGGGGATATGTTATGGCTACCAAGAACGTAAACTCTGTCGAGAACGAAAACTCTGTCGAGAACGTTATGACTCGTCCGCGCATCTACCTGCCGCTGCTCGAGGAAACCGGCGATGTGAAGGTCGATCAGTACGAGCATGTCACTGTCAACGGTAAGACCACGCTTGTCAGACGCGGCGAATACGTCGATGTTGCGCCGGAGGTCTACATCCAGCTCAAGAACCGTTTCCCGAGCATCTAAAGGAGTGAGCCGCTTTGAACGTAGGCGAAATCAAAAATGCCGTGATGTTCCAGACCAACAATGACGTGGACGACATTGCGGATTATATTCCGTATCTGATCGGCTACATTGGCGAGGGCTACGACAAGCTGGTATACGCCTACGCGGGCGTGCATCCCAGCGCGGAAGATGAAACTTATAAGCCTCTGCGCAGCGACCATGACGTTCCGGCAACGCCGGAATGGACGCACAGGGCGCTGGCGGACTGGGCCACATGGATGATCTACCGCAACGGCAACAGCCAGAAGCAGCAGCGAGGCTATACCTTCCGAAGTGCTTTTGAAGAAACCATCAATCGGGTGCTCTCCGAAGGCGGCGCCAAAGGCAAGGCCCAGAACTTTTTCAACATTCCGAGGTGATAGCGGATGGCAAGCTATGTAACGCTGAACGGCTATGATGCGGACGCCCGCTATCCGCAGTTCCGCGGGCTGATGCAGTACGGCGACGGGATCAATGCGAATCCCTGCTATGCGCGCGAGGCTATGAACATGGAAACCCCCGGCGGCGTGCTTCAGCCCGCGGCGCGATGCGATCTGCTGATCCCCTCTCTGGATGCACCGATTGAAACGCTGGCGCTGCTGCACAGGCGCTGGTACACCGGCGCAGAGGACAAGAACATCCTCGTTGCGGCCAGCGCGGGAAAGCTCTACGCCATGCTGCCGAACGCGCAGGCATGGACCGAGCTGCCGATGCCGGACGGCATTGCCAGCTACCAGAGCAGCGTGTGGAGCTGGG